GATGACCCGACCGTTTCTCCCCTTCTTCAACCCTTCTCGACCTGTGTTTGTCAAACAAGATGGCATCCAGATGGCTGGTAAGGTTTGGAAGAAGGGTGAACGCTTTCAGTGGGAGTTCTTTGGAACCCCGTATGATGTACTTCAACAACTGTTCTTTAATGATATGCTTCACCACAATGAAGAACTCGAAGATGTTGCAGTTACAAAGATTTCTGTTGGTGATGGATTAGAGCAATACTCTATCGACCAACTACACCTTCTCGTAGATAATCTCAATGGGAAAGTGAAAGCCAAAACAAAAGATAGCCGAGAGTTCCTACAGAAGAAATGCACTACAAGCAAGATCAAAGATAAACAGATTGGTCTTATTCGTAGGTGGCGTATCTCTTATGGCGAACTAGAAAACTAATTAAGGAGACGACCAGATGTCTTGGAGTTATGATGTCTCTGATTTGAATACTACAACTTCTTCTGGTCGTATCAACACTGTTCGTCTTCTTGTAGGTGACACTGACACCTCAGACCAACTTGTCCAGAATGAAGAGATTACTTTTGCCTTAGCACAGGTTGGCGATAATGTCTACTATGCAGGGTCATGGGTTTGCAAAGCTATCGCAGCCAAGTTCAGCAGGATGGTTACTACTACCCTTGATGGTGCCCTGAGTGCCAACTACAGTGACCGTGCTAAACAATACCAACAACTGTCCTTGCAGATTGAAGCCCAAGGCAAGAAGACCTCTGGTAAGTCTCTGGGTGTCTATGGTGGTGGTATCTCTGTTGTAGCTGTAGAGGCTGTAAGAGAAGATAGCGATAGGGTTAAACCTGCCTTCACTATTGACCAGTTCGATAACTCAGGAGCGGCTGATCAGTACATCACCGATGAACCTAATGGCGTTTGATAGCTACACACTCCGTCAGATGATCAAGGAACATGGTATAGCCCTCACACTTCGTAAGAGAGCCGCCAGTGCCTATGATAGTGATTCAGGTACTGTGACAGCCACCAACACAGACTACGCTGTACGGGGCTATTTCTACGATTACACACCAGACATGATTGATGGACAGTCTATCCTCCGTGGGGACCGTAGAGTAGTCCTTGACTGCAAATTGATTGACGGATCAACTACACCAGAACCTGATGCTACAGACCAGGTACTTGGTCTTGGTGATACGGTGAACATTGTCAAGGTCATGGAGATCAAGTCTGGTAGTGCTACGATGTGCTATCAACTACAAGTGAGGGAATGATATGGCTCATAATAGAGGTATAGGTGTTTCCTTTACTGAAGCCCTAAGAAGGGTTAAAGAAGACCTTGATGAGATAAGAGATGAGTTTCTAAAAGGCATGGCTCGTGAGGTTGTAGTTTCATCTCCTGTAGATACAGGAACCTACATAATGAGCCATAATATTGGAGAGGCTTCTTCCGCAGGGCAGTTTACTGGTAACATTAAATACATTGGTCCTCCGGGTCAAAACAAACCTGCTATGCAGCAAGAAGCACTCAAGAAACTCTATACTCAGGTTGATACACTTCCTGATGGGCAGATAAGAGTGAACTTGAGTAATAACTCTGCTCATGCTGGTATTGTAGAAACTGGTGGTTGGAGATGGAAGACACAACCGTATAGGGTCTATGACGGGGCCAGAAATAACTATCCTCGTATCCTTCAAGCAGCCATAAATAAAGTTAGAGGTGGCCGATGACAATCATTAACGACATCAGAGCCTGCCTAGATACTCACCTCTCCAATACTGTAGGTATCCCACCTATTGCCCGTCAGAACATCCCCTATCAGCCTACAAATGGTACCTCTTTCATAAAGGCTGACTTCGTGCCGACATCTCGTAGACCTGCTGTACGAGGTTTAAACCCACAGCAAAGATATGATGGCCTCTATAGTATTCTGATTTGTACTCCTGAAGGTTTGGGTTCTGGTGCTGGTTATGAGATTGCTGATTTCTTGCTTGAACGCCTTGAGGCAACTACGGACATTAGCTATACCCCTCTCCCAGACTATATGCTTCTGGAAAGTGGTGATAGCCTCCTCCTAGAGACTGGCGACATTCTTCTGTTGGATACTTTAGGTACTACTACGGCTGGCACCATCATAGTGTCAATCGACTACTCTGAAGTCAGGACGAGTTTCCTTGACTCTCCCTTCTACTGCACACCAGTCACTATCGGCTGGTACATTTATCACTGATAAAGGAAACTAAATATGCCGTTCTCACAAGGTAGCCGCTCTGGCCTGTCCTACGTAACTGAATCGACTTTTGGTGTTACCCCCGGTAGCCCCGCTCTGGTTCAACTTCCCTACAACACGCACTCTCTGGAAATGACCAAAGACCGTGTTACCGGGAACGATATTCAACCAGATCGTATGCTCCGTGTTGACCGTCATGGCAACCGTCAAGCTGGTGGTGATATTGTAGTTGACCTTCGCAAAGGTGACTATGATGCCTTGCTCGAAAGTGCTTTCATGAGTGCTTTTGCAGACTCTGCAACCATCGCTACTCTGACTGCTACTGGTTCTGCTGGTGTAGCCACTCTGACCTTTGCAACTCAGACAATCCCTCCCTTCCCGGTTGGTTCTGCTATCACTGTTGCTGGTGTCACCCCCTCTGGCTACAATGGCACTTTCACTGTCACTGCTTGCACTGCAACCTCTGTCTCGTATGCTAACGCCACTACGGGTTCTCAGACTGTCGCTGGTACGATTAAGAACCGTGCCCTGAAGATTGGTACTACTGCCAAGTCTTTCACCATTGAAGATGCAGCCGCTGACATTGCTCAGTTCCGTCTCTTCACGGGTATGACTGTCAATACTGTCGCAATCTCGATTAAGCCCAATGCAATGATTGCTGCTACGTTCAGCATGATTGGTAAGGACATGGCTATCTCGGGTACTTCTGTTGACCCGACCAAGGATGCTTCTAGCACCAACCAGCCTTTCGACAGCTACTCTGGCGCTATGGCTATCGGTAACGCGAGTGCTACTGGTGGCTTGACTTCTGTAGCCATTATCACTGGTATCGACTTCAGTGTTACGAACTCTCTTGCTCCTACCTTTGTTGTTGGTTCTGCCACTACTCCGCAACTTGAGTTTGGTATGGCTACTGTCGAAGGTACGATCACTGCATACTTCGAAGATGCTTCCTTGATCAACCGTTTCGTCAACGAGACGACTTCTGCCTTTCAAGTTACTGTGAATGACCCTAGTGGGGCTTCCAACTACACCTTCCACTTCCCTCGTGTGAAGATCAATGGGGCTAGTGTTCCTGTAGACAACCCCACTTCTCGTATTGTTACTCTGCCCTTCGTTGCTCTGTACGATACAGCTGAGAACAGCAGCGTTGAGATTATCCGTAATCCGACGTAACGTAATCCCCTCTTGGGGCTAGGGTGGGCTGTCTTGTCGGGAGTATGGCTCACCCGCTTTAAATCTTTCCCGACTCAATAATATAACCAAAGGACCACCCGACATGGCCGATCTTGCATCAATGATCCCGACTGACGACACTATCACTGTTGAAATCAAGCACCCTGTAACCGAAGAGGTACTCCTCAAGGATGATGGGAAGCCTATGATCATCACGGTGTATGCACCTCACTCTAGTGTCTACAAAGCACAGATTCACGAACAAACCAACAAGCGTATCCAGAAGGCAGCCAAAGGTAAGAAAGTTACTTTTACTGCTGAAGAGTTGGAAAACTCTATGCTGGACCTTCTGGCTAAGACGACTAAAGACTGGGACATTCAGTTCAACAACAAGTCCCCTAAGTTTACTGTAGCAGAGGCTGCTGACCTCTACGCTAAGGTTCCTTGGCTTAAGCAACAAGTCATTGATGCCCAAGAGGATTACTCTGCTTTTTTGAAGGTCTAATCCTTGATCTAGGGGAGTATGCAGAGTGGTACTTCAAACTCTCTATTCCTGACAAGAATGGTGTGACCGAGAGAGAACATTTACAGGAAGTGGAAAAGCAGTCTGGACGAACACCATTGGCTCTACAGGGACCTGAGTTCCCAGAGTTACTGGAATACGTCTGGACTGCTTTTTTATTGCTCAATAGCACCAGAGGTCAAGGGTTTTCTGGACCCATTCCTATCAGTTACCAAGAGATTGATGCTTGGCAACGTATGACACATAACGTATTGCTACCTTGGGAAGTCGAGGTAGTTAAGAAACTAGATACCGTTTACTTGAGGGTTGTGAATAAAAATGGCTGATATTACTCTTACAGTAGATGTATCTTCTCTCAATAAAGCAAGTAAAGCCCTTGATGCTTTTGGTGCCTCTGTTAGGAAAAATTCAACTATCGTGGGGTTGTCTAGGGGGATTAACACACTCCAAAACAACATCCGTGAACTTGTTACTGCACAGCAAAAAGGGACTATCGGTAGTTCAGCTTATCAGCTAGGTCTTCTCCAAGTTAAACGTGCCTACGAACAGATGGGGTTGTCCTCTCAAGCTGCTACATCAGCAGTTCGTAGGTACGCTGCGGAACTACAGAGACAGGATGCTGCTCGTGCTGCTGAACAAGCTGCTAAAGCACTGGCTCTAGCACAACAACAAGCAGCGGCAGCAGCTAAAGTTCTTGCTGATAGGCAACTAGATTTGCGTAGGCGTTTTCAAGAAGGCTATGCCTTGTTTGAACGTCAGCGTCAAGCTATGCGCGATCTTCGTGAGGCTTATCGCTCCAACATCATCACACTACAACAGTACCAAGCCCAACTTGCTCAAATTCGGGCAGGTAACTTGGGTGGTCATATAAACCAACAAGCCTCAGCTATGGGTCGTTTTGGCCTGCTAACGCAACAAGCAGGGTATCAAGTGGGTGACTTCTTTGTGCAGGTACAGAGCGGAACAAACTGGATGGTGGCTTTTGGCCAACAAGCAACACAACTTGTCGGTACTTTTGCTGCCCTAGCTACATCCGTTAAAGCTATTGCTTTTTTCTCTGGGTTAGGTATATTGGTATCTCTTGGCACAGCGATTGGTGCTTACTTTATGAGAGCAAGCGGAGCTAGTAAGACTCTAAAAGATAAACTCAATGAACTAAAGGAAGCATCTAGCAGTCTTAAGACAAACTTCAGCTTATTGAGGCAAGAGGGCCTTGAAACCACTTTTGGGAATATGACATCTTCTGTTAAAAGTCTAACTCAAGCAATGCTTAATCTTGATGCTGCTGCTGAAATGCGTAGACTTAAGGCAGCCCTAGCAGATTTGAAGACTCAAGCTGAACCGGGTTTCTTTACTAAAGCCTTTTCTATGTACGCAGCCAGTGCTATCCCAGATTCTTCGGCTCGTGATGCAGCTATGGCACAAGTTGACGAGGAGGCTTTTAGTAAACTCGGTCTTTCTATGGCAAGATCACAATTCTTTGCCTATCAAGATGAACTTATGGTGCTTGCTAAAGCTGGTGACAGAGAAGGTGTAGCTAACACCATTACAAAGATGGTAGAGGATGCGACTGATTTTGGGGCTACTGCTGACACTGTTACTGAAAAAGGTTATATAATCCTACAACAAATGGCAGAGGCTGCGAAAGCGGTTGCTGAAAGTGAAGCTCTCCTTAACGGCTCTTCTGAGTCTGCTGGAAGGCAGGGTGAGGCTGAAAAGCAAAGATTAGAGTACGCCCAACAATACTACCAGACTTTGCTAGATCAAAAGGTATTAAATGATGAACGAGAGTCTGCTGTCAATGCTATAATTAGTTCTAGGGATGAGGAACTGCGGAAGCTGACTCAAGAAAGTGAGTTGCTTCAAAAGATCAATTCTTTCGGTAAAGACTCTGCCGAAGTAAAGGCCTATGAAGCAGATATTGCTAGACAAAACTACGCGCAAGAACTACTGAGACAAGGCATACTCGGTAATAATTTCAAGTTAGTTATGGAAGAGTATGATGCTCTGGTTCTTGTCAAAGACCAATACGCAGAAATATCCCCCCTGCAACAACAGATATTGGATTACTCTGGGCAACTAGCACAGACTGATATAGCATCTGGGGTTCAAGTTGCTGCCGTTGCTGCATTCGAACTTGCTAAACAACTGGGTATCAGTTTCGAGAACGCTCAAAAGATGATGGGGCTTGGCTATGGAGCACCTGTTGTCTTTGACCCTAGAAGCCCAGACTATGATCCTGAGAGAGCAGCAAAAGCTAGGGCCGAGCAACTACAGAAAGACAGGTTTGGTTTTTCCTATGGTTCAACTGTCACTGGTGCGAGTTTTGCTACTGGGAATGAGGGTGGTACGAGTGCTGGTCCTGCGGAAGCTACACAGACTGCTATTGAGAAACTACAAGAACAACTTGCTGTAGAGAGGGAACTGATTGGTACTTCCGAAGCCTATCAGAAAGTCCGTCAGGCTCTGGGTGAAGAGTTCAAGACCACAAGCCCACAAGTTATTGCAGGGCTGGTACAAGAGGCTGCTGAGACCCAACGTTTGATCGACCTTGATAATCAGCGTATCAGTCTTCTGGGTACTGTAAAGTCTGCTATGGAAGATACCTTGATGTCGATAGTAGATGGTACCAAGTCTGCTAAAGAAGCCTTCAAGACTATGGCTGCTGAAATCATCAAAGAACTCTATCGTGTACTTGTTGTCCAACAACTTGTAAACAGTGTGTCTGGGTTCATTATGCCTTCTAAAGGGGCTGCTGGTTCTGTACCACGTCTATCACAAGCGCAACCTCGTGCTGCTGGTGGCTCCATGATGGCTAATATGGCTTACATGGTTGGTGAGAATGGTCCTGAACTTGTGATCCCTCGTCACTCTGGTACTGTAGTTAATGCAAAGCAAACTGCTAATGCTGTTGGTGGGGGTGGTAACTTCACTCAGAACTTGTCAATCAATGTGACTGGTAGCGATGCAGCTATGGTTCGTACTGAAGTAGCAAAGATGATACCACAAATCACTAATGCCACTAAGGCTGCTGTGCTTGATGCTAAACAACGTGGTGGACAATTCGCCGCTGCTTTCCGATAAGAGGTTAATATGACAATCAGCTATCCCCTCAGTACCCCGACTAACATTGGGATTGCCAACATCACCCTCTCTGCTGAGAATGCTGTAGCTATCAGTCAGTCTCCCTTTACCTATCAACAACAGGTTGTAGCTCACCCCGGACAACGGTGGGCTGCTTCCATCTCTCTTCCTCCTATGAAGCGTCCAGATGCAGAATACTGGGTTGCTTTCCTGCTTAGTCTCAAGGGGCAGATTGGAACCTTCCTTCTAGGTGATCCTAACTGTGTAGCTGCTCAAGGGTCTGCTACTGCTCGTAGGAATATCCTTGCCTACAGTGAGCAACTAGACAATGCCTATTGGAATGTTAATGGTGGTGCTGTAACTGCAAATGCTGAGACTGCCCCTAATAGCACTGTGACTGCTGAT